TAAAATAAATTATGAAAATATATGTAGGGTATGATACGAGAGAAGATATTGCCTATCAAGTGTGCGAACATTCAATATACAGCAATTCTACAGATGCTCAAGTTGTTCCATTAAATCAACAATCATTACGACAAGATAAGTGGTATTGGAGAGAACTAGACAAACTAGCCTCAACAGAATTTACCTTCACAAGATTTTTAATACCAGCACTAGAAAATTATAAAGGTTGGGCATTGTTTTGTGATTCCGATATAGTTTTTACAACTGATATAAAAGAATTATTTGATCAAGCAGATGACAAGTATGCTGTTATGTGTGTGAAACATGACTACACACCCAAGCCTGGAATAAAAATGGATGGTCAAAAACAAACTGTGTATCCAAGAAAAAATTGGAGTTCTGTTGTGCTATACAACTGTGGACACAAATCAAACGAAAAATTAACAGTAGATTTAGTAAACAATCCTAATTACGATGGAGCATACTTTCACCGATTCAGTTGGTTGAAGGACGAAGAAATTGGCTCACTCGATCACAGTTGGAATTGGCTTGTGGGTTGGTACAAATCTCCACAAGATGGTGAGCCCAAAGCCTTACATTATACAGAAGGCGGTCCTTGGTTTAAAAATTATAGAGACTGCGAATATGGAGATGTTTGGAAAAAATATCTCGGCGACATGATGAAATAATGATATGCACTATTATTTTGATGGACAAGATGAAATACTACAACATTGGACTAGAGGACTAGGAGCTCATTACCTACCCTTTGAAGCAATCAAAAAAACTACTTTAGATAACACAGTTAGTTTTAGAAGCCTCGCAAAAAGAAAAATAATTAACGATTGTAAAACTTCAGGAAGAACATTTTATTACATCGACACAGGATATGTAGGTAATCTTATAAAAAAGAAAATGTATCACAGAGTTGTAAAAAATGATGTACAACACAGCAAAGTATTTGATGTTCCTGACGATCGTTGGAGGAAGATACAAGCAAAAAGTCCAGAATTGCAATTTGTTGAATGGCGTAAAAATCACAAAGGTAAAATTTTATTAGTTGTACCAAGCGAAAAACCTTGCAAATATTATAATATAAACAGAGACAATTGGGTTAACAGTACTATAGATACACTAAAGCAATATACCGATAGAGAAATTATTATAAGAGACAAAGGTAAAAGACATGAACGAGTTGGAGAAGGCAGTGTACCTAAATTTTTAATCAAAGAAAAAATTTATGCCACAGTAACATATCAATCAATAGCGGCTATTGAAAGTGTATGTGTAGGTATTCCAGCATTCACTATGGAAAAAACTGCGGCAGACAGTGTAACATCACAAGATTTAAGTAAGATAGAATCACCATTTTACCCAAGCAGAGATCAAGTACACAAATGGCAACATTGGTTGGCATACTGTCAATATCATATTAGTGAACTTGGTAGTGGTCAAGCAGTGCAGATAATGAAGGAACACGGACTATTATGATAAGTGTTGTAGGATATATGAAGGTTATTCCTCCTGGAAATAAAAAACCGCAAAAGCCTTTGATAATAAAAAACTTTATTGAAGGTGTGAATAGATGCGGAGATAAAGGAATAATAAGTAATTCTTGGACAGTGGTTCCAGCAGATGTTTCTGTATTACAAGGATTTGTACATCAGCAACCTCAAAAACATAGACATCTTATGTTAAGAAAAACTGTGTTTGAGCAACAGCAAAAAAGAAACAAACGCACTATGATTGTAGACTCAAGTTTATTTTTGTATGCTGATCCTACTCAATCAAAAAATTATTTACGATATGGTTATGATGGAATCTTTCCTAACACAGCGGAATATTGTTATGACAATCCAGATCCATTGCGTTGGGAAGTTATTAAAAAAGATTTAGGTATAGATTTAAAACCATGGAGATTGGGTGGTGGAAAATACATTTTAATTTGTTGTCAAAGAGATGGCGGTTGGAGCATGGGAGGATTAAAAGTTAATGTTTGGTTGCAACACGCAATTCAACAAATAAGAAGTTTTACAAAAAAAGAAATTAGAATAAGGTTTCATCCAGGTGATAAATCATCTACACAATGGGCTTCTCTTGTAAGACAATGGATAAACAGTGGACAATCGACCTATCAAAATATTGTGATCAGTGGTGCAAAAAATTTAATAGATGAATTTGCTCATGCTCATGCAGTTGTTGGTCATAATTCCAGTCCAACTGTGGCATCGGTAATAGAAGGTATACCTACATTGGTAACAGATCCAGATGGTGCTCAAATAAAAGGTGTAAATTTAGAAAAATGGCAAGACATAGAATCTCCTAAAGAGTTTGATAGAGAACAGTGGATTAGACGCATAGCACAGATCCATTGGACCTTGGACGAAGTAAAACAAGGATTGGCTTGGAAACATTTAAGGAATTATGTAAAATGATTACAACATTAACTACATTTCATAAACCAGGATTAGACTTGTATGGACAAAGATTCATAGATAGTTTTGCAAAAAATGTTGACAAGAAAATTAAGTTGTTAGTGTATGCAGAAAATTGTACACCTATAAATCCAGACATAAATCAAATAACAATTATAGATTCAAAAGAGTTAAACAAATTAAATCAGTTCAAAGCACAATGGGGCAATGTGCCTAAAGCAAATGGTAAATGTCCTTTTCCAGAAAAACGTCCAAGAGATCATCATAAAGAATTTAAATGGGACGCAGTGCGTTTTGCTAACAAAGTGTATGCAGTGTTTGATGCTGTTACACGAACTAATGACACATGGACTGTATGGATAGATGCAGACACATATGTACATACACCTATCAATTACGAACAATTTCAACAACTACTTCCAAGCGATAAATGGATAACATTTGTTGGAAGAGGCAAAGGATCACAAACTTGGCCCGAGTGTGGGTTTTATGGTTTGAATACTGAACACGATACTTGTAAAAAATTTCTAAATGAATTTGAACGTATGTACCAAGATGCAGACAACGGAATATTTAAATTAGATGAATGGCACGATAGTTATGTTTTTGGTAAAATATTAAATCAACTAACACCCATTGATAAAAATTTTCATGATTATTCTAAAGACATATACAACAAAACTGCCAAGACAGGCGGTGGTGGACACCCTTTAATTAATTCAGTATTAGGAAATTATTTTGATCACATGAAGGGTAGTAGAAAAAACAAAGGCAAAAGTCAAAAGAAAGATCTCTTATCTAATCGTACAGAATCTTATTGGAATGAAGTTTAGTTTATTCACAGATAACGGTCCATTAAATAGTCCACTTGTATGGGAGGCTGTAAAGTCTGGATTGCAAAGACTAGGTCATTCTGTAGACGAAAATAATTTAGATACAGATATTCCTGTAATTTGGTCATTACTATGGCACGGTAAAATGACAAGAAACAAATCTGTTTGGACTCGTTTTAGATCTCAAGATAAAAATGTACTAGTAATAGAAGTAGGTGGAATAAAAAGAAATACAACTTGGAAAGTTGGTATAAACGGAATTAATAGATCAGCAGACTTTGGTCCAAAAAATAACGATAATCAAAGAGCACAGCAATTTAATCTTGATCTTAAACCTTGGCGTACAGATGGGGATCACATATTAATTTGCTTACAGCATATTAAAAGTGAACAATGGAGTGATATGCCTGCGTTAAATGAATATGTAATTAAGACTGTGGAAAGCATACGACAACACACAGATAGAAAAATTATAGTAAGACCACATCCTAGATGTCCATTAAAAGATTTACCTGTACTGAATAATGTTGGGTATGAAATACCAAAGCAAATTGCTAACACATACGATGACTTTGATTTAAATTTTGCTAATGCTTGGGCAGTTGTCAGCCATAGTAGTAACCCAGGAATCCATGCTGTCCTTAATGGAATACCTGCTTTTGTGAGCGAACAAAGTTTAGCATACGATGTTGGAAACACAGATTTCAGCACCATTAACAGCCCAAAGACCCCTGATAGACAGCAATGGCTCAATGATTACACACATACTGAATGGACCATTGAAGAAATAGCACAAGGTATTCCTTTTTCTAGATTGACTTTTTAACCAAAATCCTTTATACTATTGGTATGCGTTCAATTACCATAGAAGAGTGTTTAGAATTAATGTCAGGCTTAACTGTCAATGCTACTGTGACACCTGCTTTTATTGTATTAGACCGAGATAAAAAGATCATTTTCGACATAGCAAAAAAAGTTTTCAAAGGAACAGCTCTAACTGATAGACAATTAGAAGCAGTAAAAAAAATATTAATAACAAGATACAAGTCTCAGTTCAAAATGCGTGGCATTGATTTAGAGAATAGTGTAAACAATCTTAGACAACCATTAAGACATCTAGACAGAAGTGAGTACATCAGATTGGAAGAAGGAATAAACTTTGTAGAACCTTATTGGTCAGGTTTTGTTCCAAACAAAGTTATTGTGATAAGATTTCCATTTAATATGACTTATACAAAAATTATAAATGAAGTCCGAAAATTACTAGGTGCCGACCTAAGTAGATATTATTCACAAAGATTAAAAGACAAATATATTTTACCTTATACAGAAAAAATTACACATAGATTAATATCCAAATTTAAAAGTAAAATTAAAGATATAGACCCTGTACTATTAGATGTTCATGATCAGTGTGAAAAGATTTACAAAAAATCTGAGCAATATGTGCCTGGCATTTACAATTATCAAATAAAAAATACGTCAGAAGTAGTTACAAAATATCATCAAGAATATTTTGGCGATCCTGCTAAAGAAAATTTACATCTATATTACGATAGAAAAGAAAAAATGGGTTTGAAATATTTTGATAAAGATGAGTTAACACAATCAATACACAACCTGTCTGCACTATCCAAAGCAATTATAGAAAGACAGTACTCCAGAATCAATGTAGATTTAAAAAAATGGCCCATTGAAAATGTTATAGATACCATTATGGAGTTACGAAGATTTCCATTAATGGTTGTTGTAAAAGGTAACACAGAAAAAGACAGTTTGGAAGACTTGCATAGTACACACAAGATGTTTAAAAATATTATACCAAATAACGAAATTGCTGTGTTGGCAAGATGTAAAAACTCAACAACTTTTGGTAAAGAATTTAACAACTATGTTAAAGACAATCAATTAAATAATTCACTTGCAAAATCAACAAAAATAGTGTATATTACAAGTAAGAAGATTCCGAAGCCGTTGTTAACATCTGAATGGGAACCAGAAGCGGTACTAGTTTGTGATAACACTAGAAGTTATTCTAAGGTTGATCAATATGTTAACACAATTGATTTACAGTTACAAATCAATGGACAAGAGAGTTATTGGAATCGGATCCATTATGGAGCAGACACTATATGAGATGTAAAATTGTAATCACAGACGAGGTCAATGTAAAGATCGAAGGATTGCCTGTTGACGTTAGAAGAAAGATTGCAAATAAGTTTAAATTTTCAGTGCCTTATGCACGTTACTTGCCACAGTACAAATTAGGTAGATGGGATGGTAAGGTTGGTTTCTTTGGTTTAGGTGGTAATGGCTATGTGAATCATTTAGAAAAGATTATAGAATATCTGCACGAATCGGGTGTTGAGATTGAAGAAGTAGATGACAAACGACATAAATTTGATTTAGTATTTGATAAAATTGATAAAGATTATTTTGCAGATAAATCGTGGCCCAAAGGACACATATGCGAAGGTCAAGCAATTGAGTTAAGAGATTATCAAGTTGACGTAATCAATAACTTTATCAAAGAACCACAAAGTTTACAAGAAGTTGCCACTGGTGCTGGTAAAACAATTATCACGGCGGCATTAAGTAGCATATGCGAAAAGTTTGGACGTACTTTAGTAATTGTGCCTAACAAAGGTTTAGTAACACAAACAGAAGAAGATTATCTTAATGTTGGTTTAGATGTAGGTGTATACTTTGGAGATAGAAAAGAATTAAATCGTACGCACACAATTTGTACTTGGCAAAGTTTAAATGTATTAGATAAAAAATCTAAAGCAGGAGAATCTGTGTTAACATTGTCTGATTTTTTAGAAGGTGTTAGAACTGTTATTATAGATGAAGTTCACCAAGCAAAAGCAGAAGTACTTAAAAAATTATTAACACAACATCTTAGAAATGCTCCAGTACGATGGGGACTAACAGGCACAGTACCTAAGGAACAATTTGAATTTCAAAGTATATTAGCAAGTATTGGACCTGTTGTAAATCAAATATCAGCAAAAGAATTACAGGATAAAGGAGTATTGTCTAAATGTCATGTTAATATTGTACAACTAATTGATACTGAAGTTTACACAAACTATCAAGAAGAATTAAAATATTTGGTTACTAATGAAAGAAGATTGGAATACATCGGCAAGTTAGTTAATAAAATTAAAAGCGGAGGGAACACTCTTGTGCTAGTTGATAGATTAACAGCAGGAAAAAAATTATGTGAAATAATAGACGATAGTGTGTTTATTCAAGGAGAAACAAAGTTAGCAGACAGAAAAGAACAATATGATGAAATCAGTGACAAAGACAACAAAGTTATTGTAGCAACATATGGTGTAGCCAGTGTAGGTATCAACATACCAAGAATATTTAATTTAATATTAATTGAGCCTGGCAAGTCTTTTGTTAGAGTGATTCAATCAATTGGAAGAGGCATACGTAAAGCCAAAGACAAAGACTTTGTGCAGATTTGGGATTTAACTTCAAGTTGTAAATTTGCTAAAAGACATTTAACACACAGGAAAAAATTTTACAAAGAAGCAAACTATCCTTTTACGATAGAGAAAGTAGATTGGACGAAATGAACTGTTTAGGATTATTTTTAGCAGTGTCAATGCACGTTGGTTTAGAAGCAAATTATAATAATGTACATCCACACGCAAGGTGCACTGTGGATAATAAGATAGCAGGAGTGTTCTATAACTCTGAGGATAGAATTAGTACATACATTGGTAGACAGTTTGAATTAGACGAGTATTGGAACATTGAATTAGGACTTGTAACAGGATATAAATCAGAGGATATACTACCAATGGTTAGATACAAAGCAGGAGGTTTATTTGTTTCTCCTGCATATGAAAAACATAACGGTGAAGAAAACTACGGTGTAGTAATAGGTTGGGAGATAGGAAAATGAGAATAGCCGGAGCACAAATACCAGTCACAAATGATGTCAAAACAAATTTTGAAGCAATAATGAAGGCGTGTGAATGGGCAGTAGAAAACAAAGTAGATTATTTGTTTACACCTGAAACATCATTGAGTGGGTATAACACACCAGCATATACTATACACACTTGTAAAGAAACTGAAGATGCAATGGCAAAATTAGTGGAGTATGCTTCGAGCAACAAGTTAGGATTAATCATAGGAACACTTTGGCTAGACGACAAAGATAAAATTAATGGTGCTTTTTTTGGAATTAAATCAAATCAATTAAGATTTTATAATCAAGAAGGCGAACATATCGGTTCAACAAAGAAAACAAAGATAGTAAGTTTTGATGATGACTGTGAAAAAGAAACTAAAACTCCAGTTGTTACACTTACAAAAGGAGAAGAAAAATTAAAAATTGGTGCTCTTATATGTAATGATCTTGTGGGAAATTATTATTGGGGAGGCGAGAATCTTGCTAGTAAACTCAAACAAGAAAATGTTGCTATAATAATCCATGCTAGTAATACTCAAAAGGATCAAGGCAAACACGTCAAAGCAATACATGATAATTTTCATGATGCTTGTATACAATTCGTTTCATATGCTACTAACACACCAATAATGAGTGTTGACAATCCTTGGCACATACACGGCTTTGAATCACCAGACGGTACATCATTTACATCAGGAACTTATCTTCCATTAGAGGCAAAATATCAAGCACCAAAGACAGGCACACACTACTTTTATTACGATCACAGTGACATAACTCATTCATTTTCGGAAGGAACAGACAAATGAAAATATTAACAGTGGAAAATATTCCATATGATCTAAACAAAATGCCACAAACAGTATCAGATGATATGGCATTCAGTGTATTAGATAACAGTAATCCCAAAGAACCTGATTTCTTTTTCTTGCCTTTGATATACATTGAATCATTCAATGCTCCGGCAATAGTTTTAGAAATAGGCGGTAAAGAAGTTACTATGCCTCTTGATTGGAGCATAGCAGTAGGTGACAAAGAAGACAGCAACACTGTTGAAGTTGTTCCATTAACCAGCATTGCAGATAGAGGTTTTTCAGCATTTATTTTCAATCCATTGGATGGATTTAAAGCAGACTTTTACGAAGTCAATGTTGTTAATTTTTACAATGATGTAAAATGGTACTTTCCAAAAATAAAAAACAATCAACTTTTATCTACACCATTAACAAATAACAAAAGTCCAGATTGTGCTTTTTTTGTTAAAGATATTTCAAGACAGTGTGAAAGTATAGAATATACATCATTACTATAATGCCAAAAAAAAAAGAACCTGCAATGATTTATGAAAGTCCAGATGGAGGAGCAACTGTGTATGCAAGACCAATTAATGGTAAAGGTGAACGTATTTTGATTGAAGAGCCAAACTATCCTGAGTGGCATTTGACTGAATTGGAAATATCGGAAATTGTAGATTATGCAAACGAAGGAAACAAGGCTTTACAAATTCAATTAAAGAAGTTAAAATTAATATACAATTTAATAAAAGAAGACAGATGGTAACCAAAACTAACAAACTACCTTTAAAAGATATATTGGCGGCTATTGATATGAATGCTAAAAATGTATGGGACGACTTGTCCGATGATGAACGAAAACAGGTATCATTTTATCTGTTGAATAGATATGTTAGTGCTATCAAAGGTAAAAATGAAGACAAGCAACTGCAAATATTTAAAACAAATCAATATTACAATAAGCATTTTTTTACACTAACTAAACACAAAAAATTATTATGGTATCTGTTGTGTATGACTGCTGATGATAAAAAATCAATAAGATATCATGAATGGATTGGCTATAAACAAAAAGGTAATAACAGCACAGCAAAAGCAATGAAGTTTTTAGAAAAATTATATCCGTCTAGAAAAGAAGATGAATTAAAATTGTTAGCAAGTATTAACTCAACAAAAGAATTAAAACAGTTAGCAGAAGATTTAGGAATGACAAAAGAACAAATTAAGAAAACATTTTAATGATTGAAAAACTTTATTCGTGCAAATACTGTAATGCAAAATTTGCCAAAGAAAAAACTTTATCAGTGCATATGTGTGAACAAAAACGAAGATTTGTACAAAAAGATGAACGTAGAGTACAACTAGGATATCAAACATTTATGAGATTTTATGAACTATGTCAGAAATCTAGTAAACAAAAATCTTATGAAGACTTTTGCAAGTCTCCTTATTATACAGCATTTGTAAAATTTGGCAGTTTTATTAGTAATGTTAAGCCGTTATACCCAAACAAGTATATCGATTATGTTGTTACATCTGGTGTAAAATTAGATCATTGGTGCAGAGAAGAAATGTATTTAAAATACGCAGGAGATTTAATTTTAAGAGAAAGAGTTGAAACAGCAATGGAACGATCAATTAAAACTATGATGGATTGGGGAGATGAAAAACAAGCACCATGGGGAGACTATTTTAGATATGCAAGTTTAAACAGAGCAGTGATTGATATCAAAGACGGAAAGATATCTCCTTGGTTAATATTGAATTGTAAAAGCGGTAAAGTTATGATGAAGAAATTTAATGATGAACAATTACAGATTGTGTATCCGGTAATGGATCCATCGCATTGGGCATTGAGGTTCAAGCGAAAACCAGCAGATATTGAAATGATTAAAGAAATTGTAAAGGAGGCAGGACTATGATCAAAGAACACAATGTTGTTCCATTGTTTGGAATACCACTTTGTCAAACACAAATACAACCATACGAAGAAAGTGAAAACTTTCTAAAAGAAAAAATAGAATATGTTGAACGATCACACAAAGTATCATACATATCTAAAGATGATTATGTACTTGATAATGAAAACTTGATGCCACTCAAAAATGAAATTGAGACTCAGGTGAGCGAATTTATGCATGGATATTTAGACATACATGAAAAACATAGATTTGTAATCACAACAAGTTGGTGTAATAGATATGAACATAATCATTTTATACAAGAACATTATCATAGTAACAGTTTAATATCAGGTGTATTATTTTTATCAGACTGTCAAGATACAGCAAATATTGTATTTCATAAAGATAAAAATCATACAAATATTTTTACTGATACAGTTAAATTGGATCACAAAGATGAATTCGATTATGTTAACAAAAGAAGTTATCTATATCACCAATCTAAAATGGCAATCAGTCCAAAGAAATGGGATTTAGTTATGTTTCCAAGTTTTTTAAATCACAGTGTTGAAGCCAACACTAGCACAACTAATGTAAGATACACATTGTCATTCAATGTTTGGGTAAAAGGTGAAATAGGTGGCGGACACAGTAAATTGGTATTATAATGTTTGATGTAGATATAGACTTTGCAGATAGAAATGTGTTATTAGAAAAACTAAAACACAGAGTAGCCAAATTAGAAAATGGTAAAAAGCACAACACTGGTGTTTACTTTACAGAAATACCACATGATCCTGCAACTAATCTATCTACTTTAGATTATGAAACTGCTGAAGATAGAAACTATTTTAAATTGGATTGCTTGAATGTGAGTATATACAAAAACGTAAAAGACAATGATCACTTAAACAAATTAATGACAACAAAACCAGTATGGGAATTATTAGAAGCCAAAGAATTTAGTGATCAAGTTTTCCACTTGAACGGACATAATGACATTTTAAAAACATTAAAGCCAAAAAATATAGAACAATTGGCGGCTGTGTTGGCAATTATACGACCTAGCAAAAGATATCTACTCAACAAAGATTGGGATACAATATTAAAAGAAGTTTGGATTAAGCCAACTGACGACAAGTACTTCTTTAAGAAATCACACGCAACATCCTACGCATTCGCAGTTGTGGTCCACATGAATCTTATTTGCGAACAATTAACTTGATTATTTAGGTTTTCGAACCAACTGAACTGATTTTCTTTTACTACGTTTCATTGCAAGATTGTTTAAACTTGTAACAGGTCCTATTTTTACACTTACATCTTTGGTGTTCATCATCATTAGAACGTTCTTGAATATCATCAATTCTTTGCGTAAAAATATACCAATTGGGATCATTCTATTGCTTTCCCACCACCAAGTTTGACATAAACTCATAAATTTTTCTCTAGCATTTGTGTGTATTTCTTCATACACATACATTGACGTAATAGAGGTATCTTGGTTGTTGATTACCCCAACATACTCTTTTCCACCGTATTCGACGACCGAGATAAACGGAAAGTTCTTTTCTATGTCGTTTAACAGCATTTTAATATCAATAAATACATAAGATTATGCAACTTGTGCCAAAATATTTATTAAATAACAGTGTGACTCTTACCGCAAATCTGGCAGGAGAAATAACGGAGTATAGATCAGTGTATCAAAGAAATTTAAACATCGCTAAAGGAATAGACAACACAGTTCAGTTCAATGTGCTTAATGCAGATCAGAAACCTGTATCTATATTGAACACGTACACACCCAAGTTTCAATTGTACGATGAAAATAATAGATTAGTAGTAACCAGAGACGGTACTGTGATTGAAACGTCTACTCCAAGTAAAGTGGGTCATTTTACAATTACAATTTCAGAAAATGATTTATTGAACGTTAAGTCACAATATATGCACTACACAGTGTATCTACATAAAAACTCTGATTCATCAAAAACTATGTTACATAGTGGTACAAATTTTGAAAACAAAGGTACAGTCTATATTAGCACAGAAGAATTCCCGGGTCCATTGGATTCATATGCAGTAACAACATTTACAGAAAACAATCCAAGTTCGGGTGTTTTTGTTTCAGAAACAGTGACAGCAGAACCAACTATTAATGGTAATTCAGCATTGCACACGGTGGCTTATTATCTAGATCAAGCAGTTGGTGATATAGTTGTACAAGGAACACTTGCTAATCAGATTGATGGAGATACATTTTGGTCAGATATTGACACATTTACATCTACAGACTCAGACAGTTTGAAATATGTAAATTTTAATGGAGTGTACAGTTATCTAAGATTCCAACACACACTAACTTCTGGTAGTGTCACCAAAATATTAGTTCGAAACTAATTGACTTTTTCATTATTTTAAATTATAATACAAGCATGAATATTGTGCTTGACGTTTTACAAACTTATCTTCCTTCCAAAAGAAAGCAAACACCTAGTGGTTGGTTGGCTTTTAATGCTCCTTGTTGTGAGCATAATGGTACAACACCAGATACAAGACAAAGAGGCGGACTGATAGCAAAAGCAGACGAAAGTGTTAGTTTTCATTGCTTCAATTGTGGATTCAAAACAAGTTGGAGATTAGGAAGAAACTTATCTTATAAAATGAAAAGATTTATGAGATGGTTGAATATGCCTGATGATGTAATAACAAAATTAGCACTTCAAGTTTTACAACAAAAAACAGATGCAATAGGATTCAAATCAATTGTTACTCTTCCAAAATTTACAATAAAAGAACTTCCACCTAAAGCAAAACCAATACACGAGTGGGCAACATATAAAGATTTAGAACCAAGCGGAGTTGATAAAGATTTATTTTCTGTAATGGAATACATTGCTAAAAGAAAATTAACTCTAGACGATTATGATTTTTATTGGAGTCCTGAAGCAGGATTTCGAGATAGACTGATTATTCCTTTTACACATCAATCAAAGATTGTTGGGTACACAGCCAGAAAGGTTGTAGAAAGTAAAGTAAAATATTTGTCAGAACAACAACCAGGATATGTGTTTAATACAGATGCCCAAGACGATGATAGAAAATATATTGTAGCAATGGAAGGTCCTATTGATGCTATTGCTATTGATGGTGTTGCTTTATTGGGTAGCGAGATAAAAGAACAACAAACAGCACTAGTAAACAGTTTAGGCAAACACGTGATTGTGGTTCCTGACAGAGACGAAGCAGGACAAAAATTAGTTTATGATGCTATGGAATCGGGTTGGTCAGTAAGTATGCCCGAATGGAGTCAAGATATTGGAGATGTTAACGATGCTGTGCGTAAATATGGTAGACTTCATACATTGTACACAATAATAAAGAATGCTGAAGATTCACAACTAAAAACTAAACTAAGGATGAAAAAATGGTTCGCATAAAGAATTTTTTAAAAAAAGCGATCTCAATTTTGTTTTTTCCTATCACTAAACTTGTAAACTACATCAAGTACAAGAAGAAGATTAGAGAATTGCAAAAAAGAGATCCTTTTATATACAAGTAGGAGAAATATGATCGTTTGGGGAATAACAGGAAACAATCACGATGCCAGTTTGGCAGTGATGGAATGGAAGGTGCAAGGATTAACGGATCACTATGCTCTAAGATTAAAATGGGCAGGCATGAGCAAAGATTTTAGTGGAGTTGCTGGAGATCCAACGTTGTGTCCTAAACTGATGGCAGAAGTAAGAGCCAATCCTAAATGGGCCTACCCTGCAAAAATTTATTTTTATGAAAAGCCTTTGAAGAAAACTATGAGACAACTAATTGCAGGACAAGGTTGGAAATGGAAAGAAAATAATATTAAAAAGTTTCTAGCAAAATCTGGTATACACAATGTTCCTATAGAATATATTGATCATCATCACAGTCATGCGGCATATGGTTATTACACATCGTCATTCAAAAATGCGGCAGTTATTGTTTTAGACTCAATTGGTGAGTTTGAAACATTTACTATTTGGCATGGCAGAGGTACCAAGTTAGAAAAGAAATACACTCAAAGTTATCCTCACAGCATTGGATTATTTTATTCTGCAATGACACAAAGATGTGGATTCAAAGCAAACGCAGAAGAATACAAATTAGAACAATTAGCGAAAAAAGGTAATTGGAGAAAACATTATAGATTGTTTATGGAAGAAATTATAGATACTAGAATGCCTTTCAAAACAAGAGTAAATTTACACAGAGGTTGTAATTGGTGGAGACCCGAATTAAACACAGAAGAAGATATGGCGGATCTAGCCGCAACTACACAACACATTTTTGAACAAGTATTGATGTGTGCCAGTTCGTGGATACAGATGAATATCAAAACATCAAACATAGTTTTGGTTGGCGGATGTGCATTGAATAAAACTGCTGTGAGTAAATTAAATGCAGTGTGGGATGATATATGGGTGCCAAAAAATCCTGGTGACCCTGGATCATGTGTAGGTGCAGTGTGTGCCAAATTTCATAAGCACATTGACTTTAATGAAGAAATGTGGTATAATAAGGACAATGGTAAAACAAAATAAAGATTACGGATACGAGATACAAAAACTGTATCTTGAAATGATGTTGAGTGACGCAGAAACATTTGTGCGTTGTCAGTCCATATTTGATCATACACTATTTGATAGAAAACTTCAAGAAACAGCAGACTTTGTGAACAAGTATGTTGTTCAATATAATTCATTGCCAACATATGACATTGTTAACAAGTCGTGTAATATGGAATTAAAAGCGGCAGACAATCTATCTGAAGAACATTTCAATTGGTTATTAGATGACTTTGAAACATTTGTTAGACACAAAAGTTTAGAAAGAGCAATATTAAAAAGTGCTGATATGTTGGAAAACGGTGAATATGGTCCAGTTGAAGAATTGGTCAAGAAGGCAGTACAAATAGGACTACACAAAGATATAGGAACAGATTATTTTGATGATCCCAAAGCAAGACTAATGGGATTGAAAGATCAAAACGGTCAAGTTAGTACAGGCTGGGCAACACTAGATAAAAAATTGTTTGGTGGATTCAACAAAGGTGAATTGAATATATTTGCTGGTGGATCTGGTGCAGGTAAAAGTTTATTCCTTGCAAACTTAGGTTGTAATTGGGTGCTGAATGGTTTAAATGTTGCATATGTATCATTTGAATTAAGTGAAGCACTAGTAAGTATGAGACTAGATTCTATGCTCACTGATGTGCCTGCTAGAGAAATATTTAAAGATTTAGATGGTGTAGAAATGAAAGTTAAACTGCTTGGCAAAAAAGCAGGTAAGTTTCAAATCAAATACATGGCAAGTGGTAAAAACGCAAACGATTTAAGAAGTTATCTCAAAGAATATGAAATTAAAACTGGCAGTAAACTAGACGTTATACTGGTTGACTATTTGGATCTTATGATGCCAATCAGTAGAAAAGTTTCTCCAAGTGATTTGTTTGTTAAAGATAAATTTGTATCTGAAGAATTAAGAAACTTATCAATGGAATTGAATGTTATCTTTGTTACAGCATCACAGTTGAATAGAGGTGCTGTTGAAGAAATTGAATTTGACCACAGTCATATATCGGGTGGGTTAAGTAAAATACAAACTGCTGACAATGTGTTTGGTATATTCACATCAAGAGCAATGCGAGAACGTGGTAGATATCAAATACAATTAATGAAAACAAGATCATCTAGCGGAGTTGGTCAAAAGATTGATTTAGAATTTGATGTAGACAGTTTGAGAATTAGAGATTTAGCAGAAGATGATTCAGGACAAAATTATGGTAGCAGTGGCAATAGTACCATATATAACTCATTGAAAAAAACTTCAACAGTTATAGATGATAATGCAACAGATTCATCTGAATCACAAGAAAAAGTTCCTAATCCTACAAAAGGACAATCGTTGCACAAAGCCGGTACAGATAATGCAGATCAAACAAAGTTGAGGGACTTTTTAAAGAACCTTGATGGCGATGAATAAACAATACAAAAGAATAGTAATTCCAAAAGGTTTAGATTTAGGAACCAGCAGACGTACTTGTACTCAGTTGGCAAACACAATTAGTGTAAGTTCTGGTTTAGAAATATTTTCAGATGTTGATCATATCCAACAAGGAGATTTGGTAATACTTGGTGGTGTTGGTGGACACGATGGTTTTCAAAAGTATCATGAGTCTTTTCAAGAAAAAAATATCGATTATGTGAATGTTGAAAAAGGATATTGTAATTGGTGGAAGCCAGTTTATTGGAGAGTTACATTCAACGAAAATCAAATCTCAGATATAAAAGGCGAATACACTAACGAACGATTTGCCAAATTTAAACTAAAAATAAAACAATGGCAAATGGGAGATCAAGTATACATAGTTGCTCCCAGTCAAAACGGGTTAGATGTGTATGGTATCAAACAAAATGTAGATCAATGGATAGAATCTACCACACAAGAAATTAAAAAACACACAAACAGACCAATTAAAGTTAGAAAGAAGATGCCTAAAAAAGCAAGAGGTTCAAGAGGTTTTTGTGATTCTTTAGAAAACATTTACTGCGTGATCAGTTTACACACCATGGCAATGACCGAAGCATTACGAGAAGGATGTCCTATAATCAGTCTTGTGCCAGGTTGTCTAAAAGATTACAGTGTAAACTCAATTGATAAGATTAACAATTTGTATTATCCAGAAAACAGACAACACTTGTTTAACTGTTTAACCAATTTACAATTCAACTCTGACGAATTGATAAACGGTTTTGCTTGGAACACTATGAGCAAACACTATGGAATCGATATCAAGAAAGCCTAAAGGCGGACAGCAAAATTCCGCGACGCGGTAACGCAGAAATTTTAAATCCGCGTAGCGGTAAGCACAGCGAAATCGGTAAGCAATTTTAATCTATGATTTTTCTTTTGACGCCTCGTCTTTTGACATCAAGTGTGCTACAATGTATTCCACCATCCCAAAACAAATAATGTCTTTGTGGTACAACGTGGCAGTCTATGTGTAAGGACTTCAGTTTTGCAAACAGTTTAGGTATGTGTCTTGCAAACACAATGTTGTTTCTGTCTATCACCAACACATTGAGATCAAAGCAAACTTCTTGACTGTAACCTCTCCAATTCTCCAAGTACTTGTCTATCCAAGCCATGTCCATTTTGTTTTGTGCTTCTGCATAATCTTGTACATATCTGTCCATTTTTAGTTCAGGCAAACAGTCACTCACATCAATCAACTGTTTGTTGTGTAAGCATTCAGGCACCCATTCCTTGCCTGCGTGTATCACTGTGTCATCATCTATCATGATAAAGCCATGGTCAATGTGACCAAAGCCATTGAATTTTGTGCCGGCATTGTGATAAAATTTATACTCATTCAGTTCACGTTTGCACCATTCTAAACCTGATGCTGATCCCGGTCCTTCGTGATTAACAATGATGGCATCGCCTGCTTTGTACATAGTGGCAGTGTGCCACAACACTCTGTCCATCAATTTTTCTTTGTAGGTTTTGTCGTTCACAAACCAATCATCTTTGTTGTTCAAGTTCATCAACATGGGTGCTGGTTGGCTGATCCAACGATGACCTTGTTGAAACAACTGTTCAAATATTTTGTAATAACTCACAGAGTCAAAGTATCTATCTGTGTAACTGGTGTAGGTTTGTATCACAGTGTTGCCCATTACCAGCATGGCATCTCTAGGCACAACAGGTGCTATGGGAACCTGTATGTCAAACTCTGGCATGGTGATTGGATCATAGAATTTGTACACATCTGGACGCATCACTTCTATGTTGCCCTGTTTTAGAAAGTCAGCCAACTGATCCAAATCCTGTTTGGTTTCTTCCAGTATCTTATTGAATTGTGTTTTATCGTTGTACTGTGTCAACAAGTGATTCACTTGTTCAGGAGTGTATGTGTCTCCCACTATCACTGTCTCTAACGGATCGTATTCTGTGTAAATCATATGTTTAGATATTTTACGTGCAT